CGACCTGCTCGACTTTTAGAAAATCACGAAGGACGCCCAATTGGGATTGTCAGCGAACTTGCAGACCTTGACAACGGTCTGGGATTTGTTGCCACATTTGCCAACAGCGAACAAGCAAATACCGTTGTAGAACTAGTCCAACTTGCAGCGTATGACTCAGTAAGTGTCGGCGCAGTCCCCCGCAAATTTAAGTACGACAAAGACGGCGTCATGGTCGTCTCGTCTGCTGATCTATTAGAACTTTCGGTTGTGCAAAACGGGGCTTTCCCTGGCGCACAAATCGATTCCATCGCTGCTTCAGAAGCCGACCCAGAAGTGGAAGAAGAAGCAACCGAACCCCAACCAGACACAAATCCTCAGGAGGAACCAATGTCAGAACCAACCCCAGAAACAGTTGAAGCCACTGCCACAGTGCCAACAGCCCTTTTCTACTCAGCCCCACGTTCACCAATCAAAACCAATGCCGACTACCTGCATCACAGTGTTCAGGCAGCAATCAACCCCAACAGCGAATCTCGCCAATGGGTTGCAGCAGCCGACGAAGCAAAAGCCAAATTCATCCAGGCAGCAGATGACTCGTTCACAACAAACCCTGCTTTCAACCCGACACAGTTCATGTCAAATGTTGTGCAGGTCAACATTGGTGAGCGACCAGTCATTGATGCTTGCGGTGGTACTCGTGCCATCCCTGCAGCCGGTATGACAATCAGCATTCCAAAAATCACCACAAACGGCACAGTTTCGCAAGTCGGTGAAGGTGCTGCACCATCTGAGACAGGCATCGTTTCCTCGTATGTCAACGGAACTGTTGTCAAACTTGCTGGCCTGCAACGCTGGTCAGTTGAATTGCAGGATCGTTCAGACCCATCGTTTGCACAGATTGTGCTTGACAACATGACCCGTTCATACCGTAAAGCAACTGAAGTGGCAACTATTGCTGCAATCACTGCTGGCGGTACACAGGCAGCAGCAACCGCTGCATCTGCATCAGGTATTCAGTCGTTTGTTTCAACAGAATCAGCAGCTGCATATTTGGCAACCGGTGACGTTGTAGCGGCTTACACCGCTGGCGTCAGCCAATGGTCACTATTGCAAAACGCACAAGACGGCAGCCAACGCCCAATATTCAATGCAGGACAGCCACAAAACTCTGGTGGTCAAACATCAGCAACGTCATTGTTTGGCAATGTTCTCGGTGTCCCGTGGTACGTCTCGACAAACATGGTGTCAACCTCCATTGACGAATCGGCATTCTTAATTGTGCCTTCAGCGATTGAAATCTTTGAATCTTCACAACTTCAACTTTCAGTCAATGTTCCGTCATCAGGCGAAATTGAAGCAATGATTTACGGCTACTTCTGCCCAATCGTCACAATCGCTGGCGGCCTTCGCCGTTTCAACCTCACCTGATCCACTCACTTAAGTAAGGAACGCAGCATGGCCACATTTGACCTTGCATTCAACACACGACTAGCAGATGTCGTCGTGCTGCAAACCCTGCTTGAATCTGGAATCCAAGTTGGTGACACAGTCACCATCGCAGGCAACTCAGTCATCTCTAACGGCAACTACAAAGTGCTATCAACAGAGTCGGCAGAGTTCCTCGGACTTGACCAATTCGGCGACTACGAATTTGACTACAACGTCATATTCATCAACCAGTTCCTTGTGGCAAATGCCGGTGCCGATGTCGAGCGTGACATTGCTGCCGGCACTGTCGCATTCACCCCCAGCATCAGTTGGATTACCTCAGCAATGGTTCTGGAGTTCTTAGGCATAGACGTTGCAACCGCTAACGACACGGCGTTCATTGCGACCTGTGTTGCTGCTGCAAATTATTGGTGCTGGAACAAACGACGCGAAAGCGACTACGCCGATTCTCAAACGACAGTGCCAAATAACTCAGTAAAACTAGGCACAATCCTCTATGCCGGCACTTTGTACCGTGAGCGCGGATCAGCAGATTCATTTGCCTCGTTTGATTCAATGGCGTCAATTCCAATTCCGTCAACCCTGGGTCGCATTATGCAGCTGCTTGGAACATCTAGGGCGTCGGTTGCGTAATGGCTGCAACAGGAATCCTTGTTGACGCAGTCAACGCAATTAAAACACAACTCACCGCTTTGGGTCTTGCACCCGTCACAGATCCGCGAAATGCCCGCCCAATGTCAGTGTTTATTGAACTCCCGACAATGACGTCATTCACTTACAACGTCGGCGACTTTCGCATCCCCGTCCGAGTCTTGGCCGCCCCGCCAGGAAACCAAGACTCAGGCGACTACCTGATGTCAACCGTTGACACCATTATGAACTCGCCCATCGCAGTCGTAGACGCCCGCCCAGGCAACGCGAACTACGGCGGGCAAGACATACCCACATACGACCTCACCGTTGCAATAGCGGTGCGGAGAAACTAAGGAGCCACTAATGGCAACAAGCACATTCCTATCCGGAGCCACCTGTAATATCACCCCCACTGGCGGTTCAGTCATTGACGTCACCGATCAACTTTCAAAATGCGAGGTCATGCTTGGCTTTGAACTTCTTGAAAGCACCAGTCTTGCGGACACGGGCCGACAGGCAACAAAAGGCCTTCAATCGGTGGCAGTCAACCTTGACCTGTATCTCTCTTATGGCGTCGGAGAAATTGAAACCCTTTTGTCGGCAATCACCGCTGCAGGTTCCTGCACAATCGTCGTGTCTCCATCAGGCACCACAGAGTCAGCATCAAACCCAGAGTTCACCATCACAACGGCAACGCTCGATGCAGCACCGGTCATCATGTCGTCAATCGGAACCCTTGCCGTTGCTTCAATTTCGTTCTCTAACGGCACCTGGGCGCGAGACATCACCTGATAACTAACTAAGGCGGGAACAATGAAAATCAGATTACAAGTCACACCAACCGACGGAGATCCCTATGAAGTCGAAACAAACCTGTTCGTCATCGTCGCATGGGAACGCAAATTCAAAAAGCAAGCATCAAACCTTGCCAACGGAATCGGCGCAGAAGACCTGGCATTTTTTGCCTTTGAATCTGCCCGCGCAGCAGGAATCACAACACCGTTGGCCTTTGACGAGTTCATCAAACGCACAAAAGCCATCGACGTCGTCTCGGAGGATGCACCATCTTTTACAGAAGCGGCAGTTTCCGACGCTCTCTAGCGGAGGTTCTTGTCGCGACTGGCTATTGGGTACCAGACATTCCGTTCGACTCGGACGATTTGTTCACGGTTGTTGACGTGTTAAACGAACAAGAAAAGGCACAAAGGACAAGACGATGACAGCAGACACCACAATTCAAGTTGTCGGAGTCCGTGACGCTATTAGTTCTCTCAACAAGATTGAGCCTGGCCTGCGTAAGCAATTCACAGCCGACGCAACGCGCATTGCACAACCTGCAATTCAAGAAGTGCAAAAGGGCTACACAATGGTTCCGTTGTCTGGTATGGCCCGCGCCTGGGAAAAAGCCAACAAAAAGATATTCCCGTTCTCTGTGTCAAAAGCAATCTCAGGCGTCAAATTAAAAGTTGACGCATCTCGAGAGGCAACGTCTCTCATTTACATAACCCAAACCAATGTTGCAGCAGCAGTCTTTGAAGCAGCAGGACGCAAAAACCAAAACAGCCTGGGCGATTCCCTCGGTCAACTGCGCCCAAACCATACGCGCATCCTGGGGCCTGCCGTGTTTCGCAAGCGTCGCGAGATCGAGCGCGAACTTCTACGCGCAACTAATGAAGTCAAAGCCCGCGTTGAGAGAGAACTGTCATGACAATCGCCATTCCAATTATTACCGAGTTCAACGGCAAAGGCATTGACAAAGCAATCAAGGAATTTAAGAACCTTGAGACGAACGGCGAAAAGGCCCAGTTTGCAATCAAGAAAGCAGCCGTTCCAGCAGCTGCTGCACTTGCCGGTCTAGCAGTTGCACTGGGCGACGCAGTCAAAGGCGCAATTGAGGACGCAGCCGAACAAGACAAACTTGCCGAACAAATCAGGCGCACAACTGGCGCAACTGATCTACAGATTGCCAGCATTGAGAACTACATAACTGCAGCAGGTAAGCAAAAAGGATTTACCGACAGCG